CACTAGCACCAGCAGCCCCGGCGCCTCCGGCAGCAGCTGAAGAACCTGCAAGCCCGGCCAATTGAGATGCCTCAACTGATCCAGCAGCAGCCGCAGCGGCCTGAGCCGGAGTTAATGCAGATGCAGCCAAATATGCATTATCAGCAGCAACTGCGCCAGATGCTGTACCAGCAGCAGCTCCAGCACCAGCAGCACCTGCTCCAAAATAATCCATTGCCATCGGTATGCCGTAATAAGCTGCTACTGCTGCTGCTATTGCAGGCGCATTCTGAGACAAGCTCAAGTCTTTATCGAATTTAGCAAGTGGTTGACTTATTGCTTTTTCAATTGGTTGACCAATGCTGCTTACAGCATTGCTAATACTGCTGCCAATATTGTTAAGACCACCACTTACAGCACTGCCAAGTTGATTTAATGCGCCCATTTGAACCTCAAAGTTGCTTCATACGTTCTGAATAAACCATCATCAATCTTCTTAATCTCTGACGGGTAAGTGAGTTGCTCGATCAAGTCATTGATCCTCGGGTTATCGTAAAACGTGACCGCATAGTCATACCCGTGATCATTTAAGTCATCGAGGTACTTTTGCACATTGGCAACCAGGTCTTTTGCGCGCTCACCGTTAATGCAATGAAACTCGATGCCGTTTTTCTCGATCTTTTTTGTCAGGATCAGAGTGTCACCCTGACGCACAACAAAGTTACCCGTCTGAGGTGCATTCATTAGGCCGTCAAAGTAGGCGTCAACTGTCATGGCAAAGCCACCATAGTTCTTCGCCAGGTCTTCGGTGAGGATTTGTCGAATGTCTTTCATGGCCAAATTTTAAGTCTCAACGCTTGCCAGCGGGTAACACGTCTAAACGGTTCAAGCCAACTCGCCAGTCTTCGAGCACGGCCCCGGTATATCTGACCTTGACCTGGCGACCAGTGAACCGCACGTCTGTCGGTTGGCTGGCTGTATATGGTCCATAAGTTGTCTCTGTTGATGTTGGGTACATTCGCGTCTTAAATGACACAACAACCTCGCCCAGGGTCTGCTCATCAGGGATCAACTGGCGCACGCTCATTACCTGCTCACCAGATCCGATTTCTACCGGGCCAGACTCAGCGTAAGGCGCGACAGAGTCATACGCAAAACCAACCTCATGCTCGTAGATGTAACCATCAGACGAAATCATTAGAGGGTTTAAGTAGACGCCACGATCAGTGCCTGCCGTGCGAGCCAGGCTGCCAATTGCCCAGTGGTTCTCGCGGTAGTTGTATGTGACGTAGGAGTCGTTCTCGTTTGACTGGCTTGATGGATAGAACCAAATGATCTCGCCATACTTGGAGTTGTGGACTGAATATATTTTGCTGGCCTGGTTGTAGTTGATGTTTTGGAAGATGTAGTCACCAACGTCAGACACCAGTGGCTTGACATACCCGTCATATACCCAGAATCCTGACTTGCTCATCCAGATCGCAGCCGTGTCAATGGCCGCGACAGACTGCGATGAGATCAATCCACAACCAGACCCGGCCTTCTCAAATGAGTAGACGTAAGGCAGGCCAATGTATGTGCCAACGTGAACATCAACATCTGTAAATAGCAGGTTGACACCTCGAACACGCTTACCGGCCTTGAGAGATCCGACAGTTGCAAGCTCAAAGTCACCAGATTGATTGGTGGCTGCCGGTGTCCATACAGTGTTGTTTTCCTGATCACACCACTGGACCTTGCGGGGGTTCCCACCAGCGCCCAAAGCAAACACAAAGCGCTCTGCCGTGGTCATAACGGCATTGCAGCCTGTTGGCGCGTTGGTGATGGCAGCGGCCAGGGTTGGCGTTGAAAATCCCAACTGCCACTCGTACAGCTTGCCATCAGCGTCTGAGCAGGCGACCAGGTACTCGCCCCAAGTATCCAGACTCCAGGTCGTGGCTGGCGTGATGCTGCCAGTGTCTGGCCTTTGGATGCCATAGGCAGACGTTCCATATGTGGAGTAACCGTAGCCTGTCTTAGTAGTTGCATCAGCAATGCCAGCAGTCAACCCTGATGGCGTAATGTCTTTAAGAGTGCCTGACTCATTCATTGCGTACAGCTTTGAATTCGTGCCGGCAGCGATCCAGCGGTCCCCTGAGTTGTCGCGCCAGGTGATCAGTCCACGGCATGACCCGGTCAGTTGACTGCTCGATCTCTTGCGCCAGCCGCCCCATGGGCGCAGCGTTCCTTCAAACCAACGCACCAGATTAGCGTCAAACCACCGCCCGGCAGACTGATATTCAGTGCCATTGCGGTAGACGCCTGGGGGGATTCTGAGTGTGGTGAGTGCCATGATGGGATTATGCGGAAAGATTGGACACAAAACTCATAGTGGCAATTACTGATGGAATCGCTGGCCTGGTTGGACTGGTCCCGGCAGCGTACTGCTCGATGGACACACCAACGTCTGATGGCCTCCACATTAGTTGCAGATAATCGCTCTCGGCCAGGTCCACAAAGTAATTCAGTGCAGCGATGGTGTGCGATGGATCTCCAGCGCTCTTCCTTGGGGCCAGGCCAAATCTTGAGTTGGACTTAGCAATGTCAGTTCCATTCTTGCGAAACCAAACATCAACGTCTTGCGTGTCATTCGTTGTGTTTTTGAATTGCACGCTGAATTGCAAGTTGTACAAACCGCCCTGGGACACGTTTAGACGCGATGAATTTGACAGAGTGATCCCATTTGAGTAGTCAGTTGTGTCAAATGTGATGGCATAAGCAGTCGTGGTGTTGGCTGCTGCCTGATCGGTCCCATCTTGAAATGCAGCATAAGGCAGGTTCAAGTACTTGCCACCTCGAGGCCCAAGAACCGTTGCCAGGATATTGGTCAGCTTGCGAAAGTAGACTAGCAAGCCGCGATGGGTTTGCGCAGTCAGGCGCTCGTCATACGTACTGCCTGGTGAGGGCAGATCTGGCGGCGCCGGGGTTTCGAGCTGCTGGTACAGGTTTGTCATGTCAGGACTGCCAAGGCCTCATTGGTGTGTTTAATTCGATCTTCGAGGCCAATTGTCCCACCGTTGATCTTCTTCGTGAGTGCTGCCCAGTCCCCTGCCTCGGCCAGACGATTGCAGTCATGGGTTGCCCAGAACCAGCCTGCCGTCAAAGCAGCGTACTTGGGAGTGGCAACCAGCTCGGGCTGCATGACAAAGTCAACGCCCAGGGCTTGGCCTGCGTGAAAATAATTGCTGTGGCCGGTCAATTGAATGCAACCTCTTCCGAAAAAACGAAAACCGTCCCCTGACGCCTCATCACGGTTTCCCATGCGGTTGGCATAGACCATGTTGGCAATCTTCTTTGGGTTGCCAGCGTACTGGTTGGCAACGTCAAGAGTTGGGAAACGCTTGGGCCATAACTTCATCAGCGTGGCTGCGCGGTAATTCAAGTTCTCTTGCAGTACCTTGAAATTCCCACATTCATGGCCGCATTGCCCGATAAATGCAGCCTGCTGCTTCTTGGTGGATATGTTGAACCGGCCAAAGGTTTCATTGAGCGCATCAACCCACTCGGGGCCAATGTGCAGCTTTTTGAGTTGATCACTATTTACCATTGATCTGCTCCCTCACTTTGTTGTAGGTGTCGATGCAGGCGTTGAGCTGGACTGTGTTTCTGTCTCCCTCGATGGCGATGGCGACAACAGCTTTAATAGCCTCTCGGTAAGGGTCGGGTCTTGCTTCATCCCGATCTCTGACGGCAGGGGCGGCATCTGGGGTGGTTGGTACGCAACTTGGGGCGGCTGGGACCGGGAGGCGCAACCGGCCAGCATCAACAAGAGCATTAATGTCAGACTGTTTTTTGTTGATCTCATTCTTGGCCTTTCGCAATGTTTCGGTTTGGTTGTTCAGTGAAGACGCCAGCTCTTGCTCTTTGGCGCGTGACTCTTCATTGAGCTTGGCAATGTGAGCCTGCATCTCAGCGTCACGGTCAGCATACCCAGCATGATGGCCGTAAGCATAGGCACCGCCAACAGCAATCATGGCCGCGATGATCAGATATGGATTCACTGCCCAGCCTCACGTCTTGCTGCAGCGATCTCCTCGCGGACATGGTCGGGTTCCAGGTGCTCGGGTGGCGTTGTCGGTGGAGGTGGCGGCGTCCAGCTCTCATCCAGGGGTGGGTTGATCCAGACTGGCAGAGCGCCGCTGGGAGGCGCAGGAACAGGGCTAGAAGGCGCTGGTGCAGCCGAGGCAGGGGCAGGTGGAGGCGCAGGACTTACTGCGTTGCTGACGGCCCCCACAGCACGCTTGCCAACGATGCCACCAATGCCGCCAACAAGCAAAAGCACGATGTCGTTCAAGATTTTAGAAAAAGCCATGTCGAGTGGGGCCATCGATTTAATTGGCTGAACGACAAAAATTAAGCTGTACAGCAGTACAAAAACGATTCCAAAAAGGATGATGGTTATGCAGACAACGACAAATCCCCAGATTCTGATCTCAATGTCTTCTGCGGTGTATTTACTTTTTAACATCTTCGCCTTTCTTATCGTCAACCTTGTTTGTTAAGACTGGGGCAACCAAATATTCAGGGCAGGTCTGCGTGAATAAGCAGCGTGGCTTTTGGCACTCAGGCAGATCGAATTTGTCAGGGTTCTGGCAGACATAACGATACCGATCCTCGCACCCGGCCAGGACCATGATGGTCAGACAAAGCAGCAGTCTCATTCAGTCTTCCTTTCTGTTGGCCTGGTCCATCTTTTTACGTTCATCCTCTAGCTGCTTGCGCAGCTTTTCCATTCTCTCAATCTGAGCTTTGCTTTCCTTTTGCGTGCTCAATGTATCAAAGTACATGACTCCGATGATTGGCAGCATTAGACAAAACACCAGGACCATCGCAATCAGTGCAATCAGAAACCCCATCTTATCTTTCGGTCCATCACTAGCAGCGACCAAAACAGGCTGAGGTACACGATCACGCACAAGGCTGCGCCCAGGTAGATTGCTTTGTCTTGCAGGTCGTTGAGCATTCTTCTTCGTTGCCATCTCACTTGCGCCTCACGTTGATCACGCACTTCCCTGGCTTGCTCTTGCTCGACTGAAATCTGCTCACGCATCTCGTTAAACCTGGTCCATAAGTCACCCAACTCTGGTGGCGACTGATAGATCATTTGCTCGCGCAAGTCAGTCTCCATCTGTCTTAATTGAGTCAGCACCAATGTGCGCTGTAAGGCACGCTCTGCCAGGGAGTCTGCACCGTCATAGACTTCCTCTTTTGACTTGCGCTCTTCCTCAAGGTAGTAGTCCTGGATTTGCTGTTGGTGACGCATGAATTCACCCAAGCGCTTTGCAATGTCTCCCATGACCTGATTTGGGTCATAGGCTGCGACTTCTTGCACTCGCTTTTGCTCGGCAACGATCTGCTTTTTTTGCTCTTTGGTTGGGGTTGGCCCAAACATTCCAGCAATATCGTTGACGATCTTTTTAACGTCACCAGCAACATTCTTGACCTCTTTATACGTTGCGACTCCCTGCTTGATTGCAGAAAATGCACTAGAGGCCAAAAGAAGGACGCTGATTGGGTCCACATCTTACAAACCAAATAATTTCTTAACGATCTCGGCAGCAGCACCAGGACCCAGCAAGACGGCCACGATCACTGCATAGAGCAGATACTCGATCTTGGTCATGCGCTCTGACCCCTTTGTCAAAGAGTCAGAAATGAATTTCATCCTCTCAGTACAAATGGCCTCATGTACAGCCAAACGGGTTTCAACCGAATCAGTCATTCTTCGGCTCTTGTGGAGGCACTTGAGGCGGCACTTGGGGGTCAGCCTGTTCCTTGATGAGCAACATCAAAGCCATTGCGTTGGTCTTGGCTGGGAGTTCCCCCAAAGCCCCAAGGATCATGTTTACAGCGTCAATTGGCAGTTCCAGTTTTATCATTTGTTCTCCAAAGCTGTGATTCGGTCAGTCAGGGTTGTGATGAGGGCTTGTTGTTCTTGGATTTGAATTTGATGTTTCTTTAATGCTTCAATAGCTACCGATAACACAGACCTATCATAATATCCCCATGGTTTAGTTTTAATAACTTCATTGCCATCTGCGTCTGTTTCAGTATATGTTTCTGGTGTAGGTGCAGCTTCTTCACCAATAGCGTTATGTACATTTTGAGCGTAAAAACCTAGTTGTCTGCCGTTATCCGATACTGGCGTAGGTGTTTCAATGGACATATCTCTAAAGTAGTAATATCCTGTTTCTAATGCCATTAACATTGGAATTGGGTCGTCAATTACACCATCTTTTATTTTATAGTTTTCATCTGAAACTGAACTAATAACGCCTGCTGCAGAAAATGTTGCTGTACCTGCACCATACGCAGACATAGTAACAATACCATTTGATGCTATACGCAGTTTTTCAGAACCGCCAGTAAGAATTCTTATGAAATTGCTTGTTCCACCAGCACCACCTTGAGCATTTATCGTAATATTGTCCGACTGAAATTGTAGATAACCAATTTGATAGCCTGTTGTGTTATCAACAGCACTAATATATTGAGAGCCACCAGCTTTTCCAAGTGTAATTGCACTATATGGACTAGTAGTACCAATACCCAAGTTACCGCTGGCATCAAGGGTCATTGCTTGGGTAAAAGAGATTGGGTTACCTGCTGTGCCAGATGCTGCGTTGTACCATCTGTGTTGACCCGCAGTTTGATAATAATAAGATGCGGCATTAGAAGTAGCATAGTTTCCCGGGCCTGTTGTGTTTGCCGAAAAAATTGCACTACCATCTGATAAACGCCCTTGCAACAAAGCATAATTTGCAAATAAATTAACCCAGTTTGTAGTAGCACTAGGAGTAACACCCACACCCAAATTCGTACCATCAAACACCAACGCACTACCCGTAGTCAGCGCCTTTGAGCCATTGAGATAGGCCACACCATTGGCTGTGCCTGCGCTGTTGGTCAGTGAACCACCAATCGCCAGCGTCTTGCCAGATCCGACATTCAAACCAACGCTGGTGCCGGTGCCAGCAGCCGCAAAGACTGCGTCAACGCTGTCAAGGTCAGTATTGATCTTTGTGCCCCAGGTGTCGGTGCTTGCACCAACCTCTGGCTTGGTCAATAAAAGGTTGGTCGTTGTCGTATCTGCCATTTTTTACCCCTATGCGGCCTGCTGCCACGATGTTGAATTGTCTGCTATCTGCGTCCAGGTTTCAGTGGTGTCTGACTCTGGAGTCCATGTCTCTGCCGTGTCTGACACTGGATCCCATGTCTCTGGTGTATCTGACTGGGCGGTCCAGGTTTCAGACGTGTCTGGGATCGATCCCCATCCAAACCCAACCATTGTCCCAACAGATCCAACTGCCTCATTTCCGATTATCGCAACTGAGATGACGTTTGACGCACTGCCAACTTCACCAGCCCCAGAAACACCTGTAATCGCCTGGAATGAGATCACCTCTGCCGACATAGTGTCAACAGCACCCGTGGCGAAGTTGCCAGTTGTGGCCGTGGAGCGAGTTACCCCAACAGAGTCAACTGCACCAATGGCAGCGTTGCCGTTGAGGTCAATTGACCTGGCAGGCGCAACAGTGCCAACGGCCAGCGTGGCCGCATTGCCTGTGACTGCTTTGGATGAGCCTGGCGCCAGTGTGCCAACGGCACCCGTGGCTGCATTGCCGGTGATGGCAATGGTGATGGTGAGCGTGACGGTTCCGACATTGCCGGTGGCAATGGTTCCATCTTCTTGAATCGATCTGCTGGCTAAAACGCTGCCAACGGCGCCAGTGGCAGCGTTGCCACTGATGACAACATTGCCTATGCCGTAGACGCCCCTGCCGTAATAACCTGTGCCGTAAGCAGCCATGGTGCTGCCCCTGCGTTATGCCAGCCGGATCAGGCCGGTGCTTGCATCATTGGTTGGCATGGTCAGCGTGAAGGTTCCAGCAGTCACTGTCTGGCTGCCGAAAGTGTGGACGCTGACTGCCTTGTTTGACTGGGTCGAGTTGTAGATCAAGACCGCATCAAAGGCCGTGGAGAGGGTCACTGCGCTGTAGCTGATGCTGGCGCTGGGCGTGACAAATGCCGTGGTCCCAGAGGTGCTTGGAGCCGTGCCAAAGGTCACCGTGACGCCGCCAGCAGAGTACCCGGTGCCAGTCACCTCACCAGTTGAGCTGTATGCCGTGGTGGACGCATTGACGGTGGCGCTTGCTAGGTACAGGGCAGCCTTGAAGGTGTCTGCCGTGGTGGCAGCTCGGACAACGCCAGTGCCAAAGTTGTGGTGGCCGACAAGCAGCTCACCCTTAAAACTCGTACACATTGCCTGAGTATTCGCCATGATTTAACCCTCAAATTTGTTGACTGATGCCATCGGCAAAGACGCCGCGCTTTAGCACCATGTTGACTGATCGATGGACTAACTCACCCTCATGCCAATACTCAACCCAGCTTGTGGTTTCAGTATCGTTGTCAATGGACCCCTCACGCTTTTCCAGCAGTGACTCGTCCATCTCGCCCTTGGTTGTCGTTACCATTTAATCACCCAAATGTTTTTGCCCTGGTCAGCAATGCACCGCCACTGGTTGAGCCTCGATCATCTGCAATCTGCAACTGATCCAGGCCTGCTTGGTACAGCGATGACCACACCGTAATTCTCGCATCATCTTGCAGGTAAGGCGCAGCCTGGAGCAGTGCGCCGTACAGGTAAACGTCAGGCGCTTGAGCCAGCAACCAGTTGCTTGCCACGGTAGATGACAACTTGGTCAACTTTGCGTAATACGCCAGCTCTGCGGTATAGGCGGCATCAGGGATCGGCAGCACTCGGATCTGTCCACCCACAATGCCAAAGAAGATCGGCACGCCACTGGATCGGTACTGCACACTAAGGTTGTCGAGTGAATCAATCGTCTCAAAGCCCAAAGGCGTGACGGGGTTGGTGCCGGTGAGCTTGATGGACTTCGTCTCCAGAAAATCATCAGGCACCGCGCTGTACTCGGTGGCAATCGATGCCGTGGATCTGACGATCATCTGCCGGGTGCGCAGTTGTCTCTCGATCTGAGCCTCGGCCAGCGCAATGAAATCAGGGACAACAGTTGCCAGGTCGGTGCGGTTGAGCCAATCGCCAACTGATGTTTTCAGCTCGTTATATGTGGTGAGTGCCATCAGCTTGCCTCTTTTTCCATTTCCTCTTTAACTATCCAGGTGTGCTCATGCTTGAATTCAAACGTGCCAATGTGGCCGATCTCTTTGCTTACGTCATGGTCAATATACACCTTGAACCCAAGCTCTTGCGCCTTCTTACAAAAGAACACGTCTTCGCCCATGTAACCCCTGGTGTCGTACTGCCACGGCATATCGAACCAGGGTTCGCTCATGCCCTCAAAGACGTTGCGCTTGATCAGCATGATGCCGGTGCCAACGCTGCCAACCTCTTCAAGACCAGTTGATTCTGGCATCGAATAGACGGGTTTGCGCTTGCCGTTCTCGTCATAGTTTTGCGCAGTTGGTCCTGTGGGCATTCTGCGTCTGGCGCAGTTGGCCGCAACCAGGTCAACGTCATGTTTCAGCAGCCGCTGGATCATGTCCTGTGGGAAGGTCATGTCAGAGTCAATGAACAATATGTGCGTGCAACCCTCACGCATAGCATCCAGGCACAAGTCAGCACGCTGGTTCTGAATCAGCGTGCCTTGCAACAGTTTCAGACTGATGGCATCAGTGGTGTTGAGCGTGTGATACGCCACCAAATTGACCATGCAATATGTGTAGTTGGTGTGTACCTGGTCACGCGCCGGCGTGCAGACTGCAATGTAATTCATACTTGTCCTGGCCTCACGCGAAAGAATCGATTGTCTGGATCATTGAGCCACTTCTTCATGTAAGCCTCGTCATCGAGCTTGCCTTCAGCTTTCAGCTTGTAATACAAGGACTCTGGGATGCTGGCGACATGATGCCACTCGCCGGTCCAGTTTGCCTTGTTGTCAATCGCTGCAAAGTCACGCTTATTGGCCTCGATCACGTCAGTCACGTCTTGACTGGTCTGGATCGTTGTCTCTTCAGTATCTGGGTTGAAGTGCCAGGTGCGCGTGATCCCCTTGTCGGGGCTTACATCAAGAATTCTTTTGTCCATGTAAGTGGGGCCAGGTTTCCCTGGCCCCTTCTCCTAGTCAGTTATCAGGAGGTGATCAAGTCAGCGGCCAGACCGTGGGCATTTTCAGCCAGCACTTTCAAGCCGTACTCAATCAACAACATACGCTTCTCAGCGTCACCAGTCTTTGCCAACTCAACTTGCTGGTAAGGACGCAGCACAGTCATCTTGGCGTAGTCAGGGTCGATCACCCATGCATCACGCTCACGCTGGAAACGGTTTGCAATCACGCTCACATTGCCGAAATCGCTGACATAAATGTCAACGGCGCCGATCAACGTGGCAGGCTTTGCGCCGCCATCGATGTTGAAACGTGAAGACGCAATGCCAGAGAAACCAGACACGCGCTGCTTGTTGACAGGGCCGCACATCAGGATCTTCGGAGTGCCGCCAGCAGTCCACACCTTTTGGATGACGTTCTTGAGGATCGTCTCGGTGAAGGTGCGCACGTTACCGTCAGTGCGAGCACTGTTGGGCAGCGTGGTATAGCTGGGATCAGTGCCGTTGGTCTGCTTGTCAGTGTTGGTCTTGACAAACGCGCCCAAGGATGCGGTCACGCGAGCAGTGGTGGTGTTGCCTGCAACAGCAATGCCGCCATTCAAGAAGATGAATTCTTGGTCTCGTTTCAACTCAGAACCGCGCTTGGCGATCTGATAGGCCAACTCAGAACGGCGACCGGCTTTGTTGACCACTTCTTCAGTGTTCGACAAAACGATAGTCTTGCGCGAAATCTGAGCGTAGTTGGTCAAACGCACAGTGGCGACAACAGAGTCGAATGTGCCAACGTCATCACCCTCGAGCTGCGCATTTGCTGCGGCATCTGCCAGGGTGTCGGTCTGCCACTCAAACAAGGTGTTGGAGATGGTTTCGCGGCCAATGTTGGATTGGAATGGAGTCTCTTCGGGAGCGATGTTGGTGATCACATTGCTCAGGTCTTCGCGGATACCCTTTGCAGAGTAGGTCGTGAAGGTATTGCTTACGATGGTCATGGTGTTACCTCAAAAGTTGATAGATTGCGGAGGCCGCATCATCGACACGGCCAGTCTTTGCGAGACGCTGTTTGGCGCGGGTTGCTTCAGTTGTTTGGGATACCCGGCCTGCTGCA